TACGTTATTACCATATCGTGTTTCATCATTTACTGCGATAGTTAAGTTATAATAAACTGCGCCATCACGACCTTTGATAAACTTTTCTTTTGGTAGTTTGTCTACTCGAATTGAACCATTAATTAATGTACTCATAATTTATATATTAAATTTTGGTATTGTCAATACACGCAATACCTCGTGTTTTATCATACTTATAAATATTCCCATTTTCTTTTTTTATATCTGAAAATTTATACGCATTAAATTCTGTTCCATCTACATTTTTTTTTATTGTAAATTTATTTTTGTTAGTTAATTTTCTGATTGCATTTACATCTACTATTCTTACTTTTTGCAAACAGTCTTGATTTTTACTCATATATGAATAAAAATATATTTCTGCTAAACCATCTTTTATTTTATCAATTTCTGTTCTACCATTTTTTTTACTTCTTGATCTTATTGTTAAATCTAAATATTTTAAATAATTGTTTTTGCGTATTCTTATTGAAAACTGTTTATTATTAATTTTAGCATCAAAAGAAAGTTTACTATCTTCTTCGTTAGTAGATGGTACTAAATTACCATTAATATTAGGAAACGCTTTTTTAATATGAAATTCTATTTCTTTAAAAAATTTATTTTCTAATTTTCTAACATTATCCATTTATAAAATTATTTGCAATATAAAACATTTCATCATCTAATTCAATACCAAGACTTTTATAGTTTAGTTCGTTTGCAGCTTTTATTGTACTACCAGAACCCATAAAAGGATCTACTATAAAATCACCATCTGATACTGATACTTTTAATATTTCTTTTAATAATTCTATTGGTTTTTGTGTTGGGTGTACCATTTTAGATGTATGTAACCTTGATACGTTTAGAACATTACCTCTTCTTGTGTTTACTAATTTCTTGCCCTTAACACAATATATAATAATTTCTGTTTGGTTACCCCAATCGTTATCTAAATCCCCACTTCCTTTATTTCCTTTATCCCAAACAATAGGTGTTTTAATAGTAAAGTATTTGCTTATAATTTTTTCAAAATCACTAAAAACATTCCAACTACAAAAAAAATATAAATGTGCATTATCAGCAGTTTTGCTTTGTAATATTTTACAAGTTTTATCCAATAAATCAAACGCTTCATTTTTGCCATCATTTAACAAACCACGTTTAGTAATAGCGTTATCATACATAGAACGGTTAGATACATAATTAATACCGTAAGGTGGATCAGTTAAAACAACATCTATACAACCATCTTTTAAAGATTTTAATATTTCTAAACTATCACCTTTTTTTATGTTATCGTTTATATCTGTTTGAACCCTTGCTTCTAAAACTTTTTCTTTGTATTCTGCTTTTTTTTCTTCTTTCTTTATTTCTTTATAAGCAGCATTAATACTTACTTCACCAGTTCTTAATTTTGCTTTTACTTCTTCTGGTGCTTTTTCTTGTATTTTTTTTACTTTAGCTATTGTATCGTGTGAAACTGCCGCAACTTTAGAAAGTTCTTTTTTTGTTGAAACTTCTTTAAGTGACTCGTCAGATTTCTGACTTGTCGTTTTTCTTATACGTTCCTTTTCCTTTGCTTTTGCTTTAAAAACATATTCAAGTTCTAATGCTAAAACACTTCTTTGATAAGCACTTAAATTTCTTCTACCAAATTGGTTTAGTATCATCCATTCTTTTACTGCTTCTTCATTTTCAAAATGTTTACTTTCAGTTTCAAAATCTAAATCCCAACGTTCAGAAATTTCAAACCTATTATGCCCATCTATAATAAAACCATTCCAAGTAAGTATTTTTTCTCTTATACCCTCTGCTAAACAATTATCTTCTAACTGCTTAAATTCTTCAGTTGTTAATGGTGGTATTAAACTTTTAAATTCTTCTTTTATTTTTATCATTTTATTTCTTTTTAAAATCTTCGCTTTCATCTTCACCAAATACACCAAGTTCATAAAACCCAGTTAGTTTTAATACTGCTCTTGATAATGCACGTTTTTCTGCCATTTCCATAACATACCAACTATTGGTGTTACCATCTTTAAAACTTGCACCTTTATATGCAGATCCAAAAGTTTCAATGTTTTCATTTACTGCTTTTACTACTGCAAAGTTAGGTTCGCATTTTATTACATCAAATTTTATTTTGATTTGTTCTTGTGCTTGTATTTTTTCTATTCCTTGCCTTGTAATAATTACATAGTGTTGGTGTTTAAATACATCTGATTTTTCTAAATTATACTTCTTGTATAACTCAACTAATTTGTTTCGTTCCATTATGTTATATTAAATTGTTTACTTGTAGAATTGCCTTTAATTCTTCTATCTTGTTTTGTAAGGCTTCAACTTTAAACTGATATTCAGTAAGTAGTTGATTTGTAGTTTGGTTACTAAAATTTGTGTTTACCATTTGTTTTGTTTTAAAATTAATATTTGTAAAGGTATAAACATTTATGTTAATAAACAAAAAAAAGGGTTACATTTCTGCAACCCAATTTAAACATAACAAAACAAACTATACGCAAAGATACTATTTTACATACTATCTACCAAGTTTTTATATTTTAAAATCATATCTTCTATTTCTATATTTGAAAACTTAACGATCTGTTTTGATTTAAAGTATAATTCATCAGATAACCCAGCATAAAACCTTTCATCTAAATACTTTGCAAATAAAAATTGTTCACCATATCTAAACACATTACACCCAGCACATTGCACTTGGCAATTTTGTTCATCCCATCTTGTTGCATAATGTTTTCTACTTTGAAAATGTCCGTTTTGTAGTTTTTTCCAATGATCTTTTTTACCACAAGTAAAACAAGTTGCGTAACCATCTACTGAATCTTTTAACCTAATGTATTGACTAAATATTGCATCCAGCTTTTTAACAAGTTTACTTCTACTTGGTTTTTTTTTGCTTTTAGGTATTGTTTTAGATGGCATTATCTATAACTTCAATTAAATGCCTTAATTCACTTAATTCAAATTCACCTACTACAACACCTTTTATTGATAGCATATAGTGTTCTTTTCTAATTTTTAAACATTTTGTTTCATCCATAATATTTGATTTTGATTTTTAAAAAAAATGTAATAACTTTGAATTTTTTATAATTTAGTATTTTATCTAAATGTATATATAAATATATCTAAAAATAAATACCAAAATATATTCTATAACAAATATAAAGAAATATAAATATATATCTAAAGAAATATATAATTAATAAAAATGTAATGATCTTGGCAATATATTCTATTTTTTTTGGGATATGTATTTAAATTTTTCTACACCCCTTGATCCAAAGTAAGCAACATAAACTGTTATTAAAAGGCTTTTAAGTAGTTCTATCCATTCAGTATTTACACCAAAATCAATATCTAAAGAATCAAGCACTATCAAAAGTATCATAGATACAGTTAAAAATATTAAAGTCATTGGTCTTGTGTTCTTACTTAAATAACTATCTGAAGCCATATCAGCACTCCACCTTTTACTAACCTCTTGTGCTTCTATTATATCAAGTTCAATAAGTTTTAATGCTTCTTCTTTGTCTTTAGTAGGTAAAGCACTATCATTTGAAATAAGTTGTTTAACCATACCAAGTACTCCAGCATCTGGTAATAAATCACCAGCAACACCTAAAATATTGGGTGCTGCTTTTACAAGGAACTTACCTACTCTTGTATCTTTAAACTTTTTTTTTGGCACTACTTCTTTTTATTCTTATTTAGTAAATACCACTTTTGTACGGTATAACCTATGGTTACCAGTACAAGAATTATTTTTAAAGCTATGTCTATATTTGTCATTGAAATTCCAAATGTTCCTATGTTTATAAGTAATGTTTTATAATCTGTTATCATTCTTATTTTTTTTATTAGTTATCTTTAAAAGTCTTATAGCAAATTGCAATAGCTTGTGATTTATCGTGGTACTTCATTAATTGTGGTACACACCTAATCATAAAATCTTTTTGTTTCTCTCCTTTTTTTTTCTTTGGTATTGGCATCTTAAAATTTGTTTTCTAAATAAGGGTAATCGTGAAAATAATGTATTCCCTCATCTTCAATATTAATAGCAAAAGGTAGCCATTTATTAGGGTGTTCTGTAATATCCTCACTCCATAAAACATCTATCTTATGTTTATCATTACTTAAACCTAAATAAACTACTCTATTTTTTATAGCATCAATATTTGCTATTGCATCTTCGTATGCTTCTATAGTATCAAATTCGTATTTACCAACTTTCATAATTAATCTGCGTATGTGAAATATTTACCTCGTCTTTTTGTTACCAATACTTGCTTTCTATTTGCTTTTTTAGATACATAAGAAACGTGCAACCATTTTGGTTCAGATCCAAATTCCCATATAAGTTGGTCAAAGTCTAAATTTTTTCTAATGTAATGAAACATATCTAAATTGCTTTTGCAGTCATCTTTTTCACAAGCCATACTTGTAATATCTATTGCTTGACCTTTTAAATGACTGCTTACTGCACTACCTTTAATAGCTGAATTTAATTGCTCACTTCTGTAAAAACTATTTACTTTAATTGGACAACCCACCCATTCCCGTAATGGTTCAAAAACTTTTTCTGCAACCTTTTCCATATTTTTAATATGTTCTGCTTTAGGTTTGTTTTTAATACCCAAAGCATTTGCAGTCTTTGAAAATGTAGCTTCTTTATAACTTATATGATCACTAATTTTTTTCATTTTCTATTGGTTTTATGCTACCATCAGATAATTCAATATTTACTTCACCATACTTATCTTCAAGTACCTTTTTATTTTCTTCAATTTCTTGATTAAGTTGTGCAAACATATGGCTTAATGTGTGTATTTGCACTTGTAATAAACCTATATCATTTAAAATTGCTTTTTTTCTTTGATCTTGTTCTTGAATTAATTTTAATTCTTCTTTTGTGATTTTTGACATTTTATATATTTTTTTTGGTTAAGTACCAAAGATAATCATTTTATATTTAACTATTCTCCAACTTGTAAAGTAACAGAAACTGGGTTTATAAGCAACTCAATAGCTGATGCAATATTTGCTTCAATAGATGCTACTTGTTCATCTCCCATTGTGCTTTTTGTCCATCCAACTATTTCATCGTTTGTAAGTTGATCAAAAGGTATAAAGTTTGTAATGTCATCAATTTTTAATTGTTGTGTACCAATGTTATTAGATGTGTAAGGTTTTCCATTTATATCTAATGCTTCTGAAATACCAGTAACAATCCAATGTACGTTATAAACTACATCAGATTTTCCCTCTGTTTCAACATAGCAATCAACTGTTTTGCAATTCCATTCGTAAGTAATCATAATTTTAAGATTTTAATGTTAACATTTGAGTAATTGGGTTTATAAGAGATTCAAGTGCTTCATCAGCTAAAACCTTTTCATTTATAACCTTGCTTTCACCCATTGATGACTGAACCCAAATTGTAACCTGATTATTTGTAACATCATCAAAACTTGTAAAATTATCTAAATTTTCTATATTTAATTCTTCAATTCCAGTAGTAGTTGTTGAATTACCAATTTCATCAGAAACTAATAATTTCCATTTTACTTTAAAAATAACTAAAGGTTCTGTATTACCTTGACTATCTTTATAAGATGTATAAACTTCAACATCGCTACAATCCCATTTATATGTATTCATAATATTTATTTAAGTTGTTTCAAAATCCATAACACTTGCAATACCCCCCATAGTAGATGTAGCATTAAAACCTATTGCTACAACATCCCCTTGTAAAAATGATGTATCAGAATCTGTAAGGTTAAATATAACATTTCCAGTATTTCCTGAACCTGTTGATGTAACAAAACTTCCATCATATTCTAAAACCGTACTATTTTTATATATTCTCATTTTAACTTGTAAACCTGATGACCAAGTTGTAGCCAAACTTCTTACTATAACAGTTTTCAAAAAACAATTTGAAGCCATAATTAAATCTGTCCAATATTGATAATTCCAAGAAGTCCAACTGATGTTTCTACCAGTCATACTATTTGGACTATTACTTCTAAATTGATAATAGTTTGATGTACTATTTGTTGAATGATTAGAACAAAAATGATATGATTTAATTTGAGAACCACCACCACCACTTGGTGTAGCAATCCAAGATAAAGTTCCAGTTGCGTTTGATTCAAGTATTTGATTAGCTACATTAGGTAAAGTATTTGGTAGTTGCAATGTATAACTACTACCTCCCGAGTGAACACCCCCTTTAATACCTACATAGTGTGTTGATGCTTCACAATATAATTTAAGTAAACCTTGATTTGTGTTATCACCTAATATACCAACGGTTGAAACAACAGATAATTTATCAGCAGGTGTAGTAGTTCCTATACCTACATTACTTGTATCTGAATCAATCGTTAATAAAGCGTTAGTTAATTGTGCTGTATCAACTTCTTGGACAGTTGAATACTTATTGGCAACTATCCATTTTTTACTACTTACACCATAAGGTACTCCTGTAAACCAATTTTCATCTGCAACTGTGTTGTAATGATACATTCCTTGACCTCTAGTAACGGATTGTCCTGCTTCTAGTAAGATTGATGCAGGAGAATAACCCTCTGCTACAGAATGTGTAAACTTGGCAGCATAACTACTGCTTTGACTTGCAACCTCTAACTTAACATTAGGACTCGTAGTCCCTATACCTACGTTGCCATTAGTATCTACCCTTACTTTTTCAACATTATTTGTAGTAATTACTATAGGGTGGTCTGTCCTTGTACCAAGAAAAAGATTAGAAGCGTTTTCATTAGACCACATCTGACCTGTAACACTATCTGTTTTTGTTATAATACCACCATAATCTCCACCACTTTCTGACTGAATTGTAAGTAGTTTTCCAGAACCAAAGTTTGTAGGTGCATTAGTTCCAATTCCCACATTATTTCCATTATCAAATATAATACTATCTATTAATGTGTTTGAATCCCATTTTGACAAATAATTATCTGTACCAGTTGATGTAAAAGATATTTTAGCGTTGTTGTTAGTAATATCTGTTGCTTGTTGAGTAGTAATACCCACTTTAAGCGTGTTTGCTGCTATTTCGTTTGCTTGACTTGTAGTAATTCCAACTTTAGCGTTGTTATTAGTAATGTCCGTTGCTTGTTGTGATGTTATTCCTACTTTAGCAGTATTTGCTGCTACACTACTATTTGCAGAAACTCTTGCATCGGTATAGTATAAATTAGTTGCACCCTCACTTACATCATCAGTATCAAGAACAACTGTACCAGTTTGACCATTAACTGAATCAACTGCACCACCAGCAGCAACAGTAGTAAAAGTAAAACTTCCACTACCATTAGTTGTTAATACTTGACCATTTGATCCATCAGAACCTACATCATCTAATTCAAGCAATCCTAAAGAAACTGCACCCGTTAAAGAATTTACGCTATTTACCGTATTAACTTGCGCACCAGCTTCAATACCATTTAACTTTGTACTTGAAACACTATCAAAAGATATTTTAGCGTTGTTATTTGTTATATCAGTTGCTTGGCTTGTAGTTATTCCAACCTTTGCAGTATTTAAAGTAACTGCACTATTTGCTGCTACCCTTGCATCTGTAAAATATAAATTTGTACCCTCTGCTATATTAGTACTTGTAAGCACAACAACCCCAGTTTGTCCGTTTACACTATCTACTGCACCAGTTGGTAAACCAACTACTGTTGCATTTGTTAAATCTAAAGTTCCAGTAAAACTTGCTGATGATGTACCTATACTTAAAGTTGATGCGTTGCCTAAACCATCTGTTAAGTTTTTTTCTACTGCACCTATTACACCATTATCAGATGTTTTTATTAACCCCTCGTAAGTATCAGATATTTTAGTATTAAATAAAGTTGCCATACTATTTCTTGTTTTTTATTTTTATCCTTTTTAAAAAGGTTTTTAGTTTTTCTATGTTTGCTTTTTTTGGTTTATAAATCATAGTACCCACCCATTAAAAGTTGCATCATTACTTGGGTATATATCATCATTTATATTACTTGTGTATTCGGGATATGTAGTTTGGTTAAAACTCATAAAGTCAATAAATCTTCTACTATACCATTCAGCGTTTGTTCTTGCTTTTTCTACTAAAAAATCTATTTCGTTTTTATCAACTGATTGTGCATTTTCTGATGTATGCTTAAATACTCCACCATTCTTTATTTGATACGCTGCAAAAGGCATATAGTTAGATTGTGCATACCATATTAACATTGGTGCTATATAATCATCTAAAACTGTTTTCCATCGTGCATTAGCTGGTAAATCAATATTAGGTATTGCAGTAGTTAAACCATCGTACATTTTAGTTCCCATTATTTGCTGCACATCTATTTCTTGTGCAATCTTAATAAACTGAATAAAACGATCAGTATCTACTGAACCAGAAAGTATCGAGTTACGTATTAAATCTGTTCTATTTATAAATAAAGTTGTAGCCATATTTTTTTATTTTGGATATGCACCCTCGTTAGGCATATTAATTGGTGCTATTTCTGATTCTCTTGTACCTGCTGGTTTAATATTGTATTAGCAGGTATTTCTCTTGTTCTTTTATAGTCATCTAAATTTTCAGATGGTTCTGTTGTTGCTTTCATTCTATACAAAACCCTATTCCATTTATGTCTACAGTAAATTCCCCCCTTAAATCTGAACAAACTATAATTCTGACCTTTATGTCCAAAATCATTATTTACACCCCTAAAACTTGCTTCGTCTATATCTTCTTTTCTGTATATAATACCATCATTTGACAAACGCATCATATTCTTACAAAAGGTTCTTGACTGATTCCCATCTTTCATTGGTTTAGTTGATCCTACAACATATTTATATCTAATTTTATAATATTCACTATCTAAATAGCTTTCAGCACTACCATTGTTTTTAGATGTAATTTCATCATATAACCTTGTAAATAAACTTTTTTTCTTTTTTATACATATTCTTGCCCAATCTTCATCACTAATATCATTATCAGTACTTAATTCATCTACCAATTCCCATTCATCACCAGCTTTTTCACCTTGTAAATGTTTTAAAATAGATTCACCCATTTCATCAGATAAAAAAGGTTCTTTTTCCATTTTAACATCATCGTGTGTTTCGCAAGGCATATAATAAACTACACCATCTACTTCGTGCTGGTGATAACCACCACAACCGATTTCTTCTGCTACCTTTATTGCTTCTTCTTTAGTTTCGTATGCTTGTTTACCATCAATTTGTTTTAGGCTAAATCTTCTTTTTTCAACTCCCGTTTCTTCTTCAATAGTTTCATCATCTTGTACTGACTTATCTACATCTGTAAATTCTAATGGTTGTAAGGTTGTAAAGTATAGGTTTAAAGCAATATCATTGTATGCAAGTATTTGGTCAAAGCAATCAATTAAAAGTTCTTGAAACGGTCTTATAACGGTGTTATCCATAAGTAAGGATGCAGTCTTTATTTCTTCTGCATTGTTACCTAAACCACTTCCATCTTTTATACCTAATAACATAGGTGATACAATACGATGGGCTACCATTATTTTTTGTGTAGATTCTTCACTTAAAAATTGGTATTGGTTATGTGCATCACTTAATTGTACTGGTGTTATTTCTGCTTGACTTTCTTTATTGTCATTAAAAGCCAATATGAATTTTCCTGCGTTGCTTGTACCACTAAACTTTTGTGCTATTTTCTTTTCTATTAATTGTCTTTCTTGTTGGTTAGGTGTGCCGTTGTTGAAATTAATAAGCATTGATGGTGCAAGACCATTCATTATGTTGTTAAGGTGGTAATTAGATACTTCTTCTTCCAACTCTGCATATTGTAACCCACCTTGATAATCTACTGGACTGTAATAATAGAAACCACTTTTATATGGTTTTATGTAGTAAATTTCTATACCCTCTTTAGACATTCCAAAAGCTGGTATTCTTAAAGGTTCATCAGTACGTTTTATATTTGCCCAATCATCAAAATAAAAATATGCTGGTATTTCACCATTTTCATCACATTTTTCAGCACGTAATGTTTCAATAGGTATGTGTTCTAACTGAACAATTTTACTACGATCTTTAGAATAAATTACTTGTATTGCAGCATTACCCATTAACTTTAAATCGTAACATACTTTTCTAACTACATCTTTTTTAAACAATGCAATCATTTGCGCATATTCATTAGGTTTTCTGTTACTGTCAGTAGCATTTAATCCTTTTCCATAAATAGCTTGACTAATGCCATTAATAGCAGCATTATTAGTAGGTGAACCATTGTATCTATCTATTAAGTATTGAAAATAATTGTTATCTGCACCATATTCTATCCAATCTTCACCATTAACTTCTTTAATTTCTGGACTTGTGTAAGTACTTAAATTAACAAAGCCAAATTCTGAAACCTTTGATGCTTTTGTAAATTGTCCTTTACTATTTCTTTGTCTTTTCATATTACTATATAAGTATTATTATAACCATTGTAGGTTGTATATTGCCCTTTATTTAAGTTATAATAGTCATTATTATTTTGGTCTATATCTTGATCTGTACAGAAAATTCTATCTTTATAAATAATTCCATCACTTGCATCATCTACATTCCAAAGCGTTGTATCGTTTTCCCATAACTTAACATTTGTATTCCAAAAACTATTTGCAGTTTCTAATGTTACATCGTAAAAATGATTTTCTACTAATATAGGGTTAAATATATTTGTAAATGTTAAATAATTACCTACTTGTGTAGCACCATTAATTTGATATGTTTTTACTACGTTTGTACTATCATCACGTATAGACATAATAAAATCTGTTAAGTAATCTCTGGGTATTACTGATAACGATTGTGCAGTTGCACTTGTGGTTAATATAATCATCAACTATATAACGTAATTAATTAACTAATTTGTAGAAATTATATTGTAAAAAAAAAGCACCCTATAAAGGATGCTTAATTTATTAACTAAAATTAAAACTATGCAGTTGGATCAATTTGTGTTGCATCTGGTGTTACTGCTGCATCTAAAAAGTAAGGTGCAGTTTCTTCCATACCCTCAAAAACCATAGTAAACCCCGATAAATCACCAGCAGCTGAACCGCTGACAACTGTACCACCCGTACATTCCATTCCATTTTCAAACCCACACAAGAAGCTATTACCGTAATAATCTTCAACTACAATATATGGTCTTGCTACTGCAAGTGTTTGTAGTTCTGCTTGTGTTTTTGCATCTAAATAAGTTAGCGTTAAGTTTAAAGTTTGTGTGTAAAATGTAGTTCCATTTTCTCTACTACTTGTTACAGTAGTTTCTAAAGATGAATTACCTTTTACATCAAATTCAAACCACGTTGGGCTACCAGTTAATGTAGCTTCTTTAGTTGTACTATCTACTGTTACTGCAGTTATACCACCGTAATCAGCAAAATATACTCTTTTAATACCACCAAACGCTGATTTGCAAGGTATTTTTCTTCCAGTTGTTAATAAACAAGACATATATATATTTTTTTTAAAAAAAAAGGGCAAGTAGATGACCTACCTACCCTAATTTATTGGTTAATTAATTTTAAGCGTATTCTACTAAATCAGATGCAATTCCAAATTGTACTGCTGATGTAAAACGCATTACCATTCTAACGTTGTTTGAAGCATCTAAATCTGCCATATCCAATACTTTAATAGAATTTGTATCGTTTAACAATCCCGTTCCAAAGTATAAGTTAGAACGTTGTGCTGCATACATTTTGTTTGCACTCATTCCTGGACATACAAAAATCTTAACTCCATTTACTGTTAAACTCCCGTTGTTCCACCATTGTGTTCCCATATTGTTTACACCATTTGCACCAAGACCTGCTGCTGCGAAACCTCCTAATGCTTGTACGTAGAATTTAGCTGCTGCTGATCCTATGTATAGGAATAAATCTTCTTTTCCATAAAGTGCTGCTGGAATAGCATCTACTACTTTAGACATTTCAGCAATAATGTTTGTTGCACTTAATCCACCACCTACTGCTGCTACTTGCTGACCTGCTGGTATATCACCTGCTGCTGCTGAAGCTGCAATTAGTTTTTCAAACCCATCAAATGAATTGTTAGTACCTGCTGCAGTATCACCTTGCCAAATACAAAATTCTGTATTCTGGGCAACTTCGGCTGCTACGTGTGCAATCATAAAGTCTGCGAATTTAGGTGGTAATGTTTGACCTAAACCATATCCCATTTGTTGTGCTTCCCAATCGTTCACAAAGTCATACTTACATAACTGTAGGTTCACTTGTAATTCTACTGGTTGTATAATTCTTTCAGTTAGTGTTACAGTTGATGTAGGTGTAAAATCACAACTTGCTGCACTTACTACTGCACTTGTTGCTAATTTCTTTAATACTTCTTTGTAAGCAATATTTGCTTTTACCGTTAAACCACCATCATCAATAGTTGATGCAGATAGTAAAGCTGCTGCAATATACTCACCAGCAAATTCACCAGCGTAAGTTGTAGTGATATTTACAGTAGTTGCAAGATTTGTTTTTCTTAAATTTGCCATTTTTATTTTATTTATTTAATTTATTTAATACTCTATCTAATGTTGTTGCGAATTTTCCACTTCCAAACTCTACTTTAGTTTTGTTAGATTTTGGTGCTGAATTTCTTGTAATTGGTTTTCTTGCTGCAGATAAATCTTCTTTTTTCTTATCTTCTACTTTTTCTTCTTCTTTGTCATCCATTAAAGAAGCGTATTGTTTTTTAAGTTCTTCAATTTCAGATTTTACTTCCTCAATAACTGGTGCAATAACCTCAACTACTGCTTCAACTATTGCTTCAACTTCTGATGCTACTTCTTCGGGTACTTCCGTTTCAATAGTTTCTTCTTCTAAATCTTCAGTAGTTTCTTCTTCTTTAGCAGGTACACCATCAGATACATCCCTTACATCTGCAATAATACCTTCTTCTTCTACGATCAATAGCCTACCATCATCAAGGATATATTCCCCTACTGGCATTGCTACTTTTTCATCATCGGTAACGATAAATACTTCGTTGCCTTTTTCTAATGATTCAGTTGTGATAACTGTACCATTTTCTAACTTCATTTCTTCAAGGTTTACCTCGATGTTTAGAAGCGTTTTTATGTCATTTAACATTTTGGTTGCTTTCATAATACTTATATAACGATTTTTA